GTACTAATACTCCTTCGATTCCAGCATCAGCAACACCTCCACGAGTAGAAGCGTCGTTTAAGTATTTCCAGTCAGTTTTGTAGAAGTCATAAGAACCTCTTCTGAAACCAGAGAAACCTAAGTTCAATGCCATTTCTTCAGAATTTTCGAATACACCAAAAGAACTACCACCTTGGTAACCAGCAGCAGGAGATCCTACGTTAGATAACATATCATCAAAATCTAGAGAAGTTTCTCTATTTAAGAATAACATGTTTTCTTCGATAGCCCCTTGAGTATCTAAGTTTTTAAGAATTGAATCAAACTGAGCTAAACCAGTTGCTGCAGTAAAGTCTACTAATACATTTCCACGGCTTTTAACAGCAGCGAAAAGACCTTCAGTACCTTTAGCAGTTGTAGTTGAACTTCCAGATTTTAATTCACCTTCTACCATAGACATTTCTAAGTAATCTTCAAAACGTAATCTTGTTTCAGATTCAGCTTTTAAGTACCATAAGAAACCTCCTTGACCAGACTCAGTAGCTACTTCAACCCATCCAATCTGAGCAGTGTCAGATCCGTTGATTGCGTACTTGTCTTTAATGATAATAGGAGAGTTAGAGTATTGAGTGAAAGAAGGTGTTACAGAAACTCTGTTAGCATCTCCAGTTCCTTTTCCATACTCAGATCCATATACAAAAATCTTAAGTGTTGGTCCACCAGTCACTAAATCTACTTCAGCAGCTCCTGCTCCAGTTCCATCTAAAGCTTCTTGCGAATAAGGCGCTACAGTTAATACACCTGCACCTAATGCGCTACCAGGAGTAGCTCCAGAAGCAACAACGTAACAGTTTAATTCTGCTCCAGTTGCTGGATTCATAACTACGATTGTAGAACCAGGAGACACAACGTTTTCAACAAGAGTTGCACCAGACCCACCAATATTCTGAATAGTTAAAGTAGATACTTTTGCTCCTACTATACCTGTATTAGTTGCTATTACATTATCATAAGAGATGTGTAATCTATTTTGTTCAGACCATACTACTTGGTCAGAAGTCATTGGCATTTCAGCTCCTACCATTCTTAAGAAACCACCTAAGGTTCTATTCCCATAACGCTCTACTTCAGCTTCATAGATTTCTGGTAAGTACTGTTGTGCGAAATCATTCGTCCCATCAGTAAAGTTTAAATAATTGCCTTCTAAGGCTTGTTTTTTTTGCGTTGGGATTAAACTCCCGAACGCTGGGCTTACATTTGCCATAATTTTTTAATTTTTTTTAGTTAAATTTTTTTGTTTTAATTCTAAGTTTAGAAGAATCATAACCGCTTATTGACTTAACTTTTATTCCGTTTACAAACTCACCTGATCCAGATTTTCTTGGTTCTGTGCTAGGATTTTTAGAGCTACTAACTATTTCTTTAGTAGCATCTGTTCTTCCTTGTTCATAAAAATGATTAATAATCTTGTCAGCATTTGAAGCGATGTAAATAGCTTTGTGATAACCTTTCGTATCTTTTATATTACCGCTATCGTCAAGAAACTTTCCTACGAAATTGTTAATACTTGATTGGTTTTCTGCAACTTTATTAGGATCTTGTAAACCATATCTAAACTTCTTTTTACCTACATTGAAGTCAAAACCTTTGAATTCATTAGTAAAGTAATCATTTGTTTTTGATTTAAAGTCCGAATGCTGTTGCTCAGCTATCTTCTGATCTTCTTGATATCGGTTGAAAAACTCTGTTGCTTTTTGTTGTTCCTGAGTAACGCCGGGTCTCAACTTGATTTCGTCGTAATATTTACTCTTGGTATTTTCCAAAAAGCCTTTTGCTTTTGCAACTTCTTCTTTAAACGCAATTTTCTTTTTGCGTATATCTCTTTCCTCATCTAAGTCTTCGTCATAGTCGTAGTCTTCTAATAGTAGGCTAACGTCATCTGATTCTAAATAAGGTTTTGTTTGTTTGTAATATTCTTTTAATAGTGTTTTATCATCAACACTTGAGTAGTCTGCGTTTAATCTAACGTAGTCGCTAATTGTACCACCGGTTTCTTCCATAAAAGAAACTAGCTTTTCAATGTTTTCTGGTAATTTAGCACCTGTTTTTTCGTTGTTAGTTAAAGCGTTATCAAATTGTTCTTCTAAAACCTCTACTTCATCTTGAACAGGCTCTTCATCTACAATTTCTATAATACCATCTTCTTCCCCACTTTCCTGAGTATCGTTAACAACTACAACAGGTTCTTCAATAACGTCTTCTTTAACCTCTGGTATTACTACCTTAGCGGCTTCTTCAGCTACTGGTTCTTTTACTTCATCTATGTTAACCTTTATAGGTTCATTAGATTGATCGCCTAATTTTTTAGGACTTGTTTTTTTGGATTTAATTTTAAAATCCCCTTCTTGTTTTACTTCTGACATAATATAATATAATTAAATAATTGTTTGTAATCTTATCTAGATGTAAACTGCTCTAGTCCAAAACCATCTAGATTATCGTTTCCAGCAGACTCAAAATTAGTAGGTAATAAATCGTTTTGTCTTTGATTTATTAATTCAGATTGTTGAGTTCCTTGTATTTTTACTCTTTTATCTTTTCTATCTTCTATTTCACTTTCTTTCTGCTGTTGAACTTTTGCAGTTGCTTGAGCTAATTGCATTTGATAATTAAACTCTTCAGCCATTAACTCTCTTTTTATTTGAGCCTCAGTTTGCATTCTTTGTATTTCAAACTGTGATTTAGCTTGCTCTATACTAACTTTTTCTTGAGTGAGCGCTTGTTGTTTCTGTACTTCAGCCATTGCAGCTTTTTCAGCTGATTCAGCGTTTGCTTGCGCTTGTGCTTGGATATTAGCTTGCTGCTGCTCTTGTTCTCTTTTTATTTTTTGACTTTGCCTCATTTTCAAGAACTGATTAGCTAGTTTTATATTTTTAATATTCCTAATATCAATAGCGTCTGATAAAGCAATTGCTTGTGTTTGTAAAGCTACTTGTATGTTTTGTTCTAATAAAGCTTTTTCTTCATCTTCAGGTTCTAACTCTAAATAAATACCAAAATCATGTAGCTGCAGGTTAATCAACTCCTCAAGAGTTTTAGTATTAAATGTACTTATAGCATTTGTTAAAGCATTTTCTGTTAAAGGATTTTCAATTACATCAGCTACCTTTAGACTTATATTTTCACAAGTTCTAACAGTTAAATATAACAACGAATCTAATACATGCTTAGTTGCGATATTAGAAGCATTAGCCGCCATTTTTTGCAAACCTAATAAAGAGTCTTTATTTGGAGCGCTACCGTCTCTTGCTTCATTTAATCCGGTTACATCTCTTATCATTTGTAGATAATATTGATATGTACCAATTAAACTTTGTATTTTTCCTTGACCACTTGAAGATGACAGTTCTTGTACAGGCACTTTACCTCTATTTAATTCGCCGTCTTGAGTCAATGATCTACCTACAACAGAACCTGTCTGGAAGTACATGTTCAACGCCTCGGCTGGATTGTATGTTGTCCCGTTACCTAAATCAACTTCAGCTAAACCATCCATATCTAAGAATACACCATCTGGCACTATTCTAGACATTACTTGTTGTAATTTAAGGTGTGTTATTTGAATCATATCAGCAAAGCTAGTAATTTTACTAACTATAGACTCTATGCGTCCTTTGTACATCCTAGGTGCAGATATACAGTAATTCATCATTACCTTTGTAGTATCAGCTGTTGGTCTAGTCATATTCTCAGCCAACTTCCACTCTAGCATTATATTTGTACCTAACACTTTAGCTCCAGTATATAAAACTTCTATTGTTCTAGATATTCTTTCAAAGTTATCATTAGCTGGAGGATTAAACGTGTCAGGCTTTTCTAATGTTTTCTCTAATCCTTGATCTGTTTTCTTTATTTTAAATACTTGGTCTGAATACGTTTTGTACTCAAAGTACAATACTTGTATTGTATTTTCATCATAATTACCCCAGTTAGTTACATACTGCGAATTGCCAGGCATATCTTGTATTTTTTCTAATTCAGCTGGTGATAAATTTGGAAACTGTTTTTTAAGCTCTGCTAAAGAAATTGATTTAACTTCACCTACATAATATATATCTTCAAAGTTTGGATCCTCTGTATATGAATAAATCATATTAGCAGGGTCAACATAGTCAGTAACTATACCTTCAGATTTGTTAAACGAAGTTTTAACAGCTCCAATACCTATAGTGGTTAAATCGTGAGCTAATCTTTTCTTTGTTTCATTGTACTTATTAAACGAGAGGACATTATTTATAACTTCTTCTTCTGCAATCTCCACGTTTTGTTTATACGTCATTTGCATATGTATATCTAACTCTTCCTTACTTTGAGGTAGAGCTTGTAAGTCGCCTGTCATTGAAAAGTCCATACCTAGGTTTTGCTGTATATTTTGCAAAGCTTCTTTAGTATTCATATCTCTTTCAACAGCCGCAGCATAATCAGTTCTGCTTTTTACAGAAAATGGATCTTGAGCAAAAGCACTTATTTCATAAGTCTTATTAGACATTCCATTTACAACAATATCAACAAACTTTGATATAACTGGTATTGGTTTCCAGTCTAAATTAAGATAAGACAAATCACCGTTTATGGATAATTCATCTTTATACTTCTGTATTGATTGCTCACCTCTAGCGTATAAACGTAGTGAGTGAAAGCTATTCCAATTGTTCAAATATCTATTACCATTACCTCTTCCTTGATTGAACCATTCTTGTTCAATAGCTCTAGAGACTTGTAAGCCGTAATCGTAACTAGCTTTTACTTCGTCACTAACAACCTGGTTAGGGAAAGAACTATCGGTATTTGTTTGTATTTTCATTTATCTTAATATTTTAGACGTAGAACCTCTATTGTCATATCTTTTAATTCCTAAATCGTAAACCTTTTTTTGCACTGGACTAACCGGTGAATATAGGTTTTTGTTACAAGCCATTATTGCTAAACCAGAACTTATAGAAGCATCGTGCTTTGTTCTATTGTTTATATTGAATTTACCCCAGTCCTCTAATGTTCTTTGGAAGTACATATCACCATACCCAGCTTCATTTCGTCCAACACAAGTTTCTATATATGATTCTATAGCTGCAGCGTGCGCTTGCTTTATATCTTCACTAGAGTTTGGTATACCACCTATTTCTCTTTCAGTTACAGATAATTTGTTTAATCTTTTATCAGGCCTATTCATTGAAAAGCCTCTATAGCCCCTTCTTTTAAAATGATACAGTAATCTAGGTTTATTGTTTTCCGCAAGTATTGGCATACCGTAAAATACGCAAGCCATCAAAACATCTTCAAAAAATATTTCAGCAGTTTGCGGTCTAGCTATATACTCTAAAAAGAATCTGTTAGGTGGAACATCTTCCATACTAAACTTAGTTAAACCGTGCAAAGCTCCGTTAGAACCTCTTTTATCAACTGTACCTGATATATCATAACTGTCACAACCAAAAGCGCCACAGTGTTCGTTACCTGGGTACTTTGTATTACCTTTTATTATAACTCTGTTTTGCATCTGTACAGGTGGTACCCAACTAACGTTGAACCTACCGTTTTTGTTTGGTACAAATATTACCTTAGTATCTTTTATACCGTTTTCCCACATAAAACTTCCAGTGGTTATTATCGATGTATTTCTAAGGTCTTCGTTATAATCTATTTGTTCATATATCTTCGTTAAATTAAACAAAGATTGTTTTGCTTCATCTCTAAAAGCGTGTTGCTCTGTTCTTGGAAATTGGCGATAGTATTCATTTAAACCATCTTGATCTCCTTTTAATCCTTCAACTTCATTTGTCCAGTATTCAATTACCCCTTGCCTTATAGGTGATCCGTCAGGACCTTCAGCTGGTTTTTTTGGCGTTTCAAATACAGGAAATCCAAAAGAATCAATGTAGCCTTCGTAGTTCCATTCCATAGGAATGAACAAGCTATAGAGTCCCGAACGAGTCTGTCCATTTGCATTTCTTTTTGTTGCGTCGGAGTCATAGTATAGTTTTTTAAAGTTTTCGCCACCCTTATCTAAAGCATTTGATGTACTACCCATCATACACTTACCTATAATTTTTGAACCTAATCTCAAACAAGTTTTTGTAACTCTCCAGTTATTTAATATATTTGTAGGTCTTTCCCATTTACCACTTTCATCGTGGACTAATAGTTTTAATTTTTCACCGTCGTATGAGTTGTCCCCGGTGTTCTTCCAGTCGATCGTTGTATCGAGACCGGTGATTTCCTGTAGCTTTTCATTGGTGTCAAGCTTTTTTCTGGTAAATTTGGACGCTGGTACCCTGTACGCGAGTTCTGTCTTCGGCCTGTCCATACCGTCCTGGATGGGTTTGAAGAAGAAGGGATAATTAACCGAGATGGGTACCACTTTATCAGTAAACATCTTTTTTGCATCTGGACCAGACTTTGATAAAATTCCGAATCTAGAGTCTGTGGATATTGTAGCTTGATTAACCGTTTCGCCTGAGGCCATGAAAGAAAACCCTGACCGTCTGTTCTTAAGATAGCACATTCCGTAACAACGTACATCTGATTTACAAGCTTCCCAGAATATAAAGAATAATCTGTTTGACTCCCTAAAGTCTGCTGCCCCAACATCAATCTTGGACCACTGCAGGTACATGTAGTGAGTGCCAGTAATATAAGAAGGCTTGTCTTTGTTAAAAAACCAAAAACCTTCTTCACGCCTTTTAAATTCTGTATCAATATAGTCATACCATTTCTCTTTAAATTGTGAAGGGTATTCGTCCCAATCAAACACCGATTTTATTTTTGAAAGCTCTTTTGGGTATTCCATGTGTTTCCACTTGTCTCCTTCAAACTTAATAACATCATTTTCTTTTGGTAATGCTATTTTTACTCCTTGTATTTCGTAAATCTCACCTATCTGTCCGGTCTTACTGATTACAACTACGTCATGCTCTTCGTTATAACCGTACTCCCATTTCTTATATCTGTTTAACCTTTTTAATATCTTAGGTTTAATATAGTCTTTTAATATTGCTACTAAGGTTTGTTCGTACATTATCTAGATCTTCCTTCTGCAAAACCCCTAAAAGCTTTTTCTTCTTTAGCTTCTTTTGGGTTTTCATTTAACATAGCGTCTTCCTCTTCTATTCTAGCAAGTATTTCAAAAGCATCGAATATAGCTAATTTTTTAGTTGCGGCAGCATTTTTAAGTCTGTCAGCTGATAAATCATCTTCTGAGTCAACGATCTTTTCTTCTGCCACTTTAATTAACTCCTTAACTGCTTTTTGCCCAGCTAGGATTATATTCTTCTTGGTTTCCTTTGTGTTCATACTTAATTACAATATCATTAGATTTCATACAATAAACTCTTTGATCGTCTATTATAAAATCCCATTCACTACCGGGCGTAAACCCTACTGTGTCTCCTGGATTGATATTAAGCGCTTTTAAAGAACTATTACCTATTTTTAATATACCAATAAGGTCTTGCTCTTTTTGTGATCTTAAAGTGTCTTTGTTTTTTAAAGGTATTACAAAGCATCTGTCTCCAAATGATTTCCAATCCTCTGTATTTTTATACAAATATATTTGATCTGCCGAACAAAAGTGTAAGTCATCTTTAAAATGAGATCTACTTCTTTTCTTATTACCTCGGATATCATAAAAAACTCTAAATACATTATGATGTATTATTATGATATCGCCTTTTTTTATACTTGTTTTAAAAGCTTTTGGTGTTTCAACCACTATAGCTAAATTGTTTACAGACTTAAAGTCTTCAATTTTAGTGTTTAGTATTAATGTAACGTCGCCTAGCTTTACCTTGTTATCGTATCTATCGCCAATAGGTTTGACGATAAAATCGTATAGACTTCTCATTTAATATTCTAAATCATACTCAACGGATATTGCCATGTTAGAATTAAACTTCTTCCATGGCATCACCTCATTTCCTTTCTTTATGTAAATACTGTAAGAATTAGATTGTGCATCGTGTAATATGCAATCTATAGTATGTCCACCATAAACGTTTTGACCTACTGAATAGTGCATAGCGTCATTCTTATAGTCAGAACCTATACTTATTTTTCTTACAACAGAACTCATTATTCCGCTATCTCAAGAGTTTTTGTTTTTTCTTGCTTAGCTTTCTCATAAGTACCATCAGCTAAGTTTACAGTAATGTCACCATACTCTTCTCTGATTTCAGTCTTAATACCATCTAATTCTTTTGCCGCTTCAAAATGCGCTGCTAGGTATTCTGCTTTTTTTGCCTCTAAAAATCCTACTTCTGTAAGTATAGAGTTAATTTTTCCTGTTGCGTCTTTAATAGACTTTAATTGTTCATCTGTTAATTTTCCCATTTTATTTAATTTAATTGGTTATTGTTATTATTATTATTACTCGTTTTTAATATTTTTACTTTTTAAACACTGGTGCTAGCTTATCTACTATTTTTTCACCACTTCTACCTATTACATAACCTCCAATACCTATTTCTAATAAGCTCCAAAATTCTGGTTCTAAAACAGGTGTTACTAGGTATGTTGATAGTTGTGATATGAATTTTGTATATATGATTATAAAACCAAATGAAAGCATTAGTATAGGTCTCCAGCTTCTTTGCAGCCAATTACCTTTAGCTTCTGCTACAATAATCTCAGTTTGCATTCTTTGCAGCTCTAGTTGAGCATCATGCAATACTTTAAATATTTTATTTCTAGCATTAAGTCTTTCTTCTTCGCTAGTGAATAGGTTGTCAACCACATCACCAACTTGTTTGAAGACTTTAGTACTGAAAAATTCTAATATTTTTTTCACTCTATTTTCTTTTAGTAATATCTCCAGCACTGTTATAACTATGCTTCATATTCTGGTAATTAAGCTTCACCATGCCTTTTGACTTTATATTTGAAGCTAAATTTTCTCTAGTAATTTCCTTAACTGGAAGTTTACCAGGTTTTCTAACATATACGTTACCACTTGTTGGATCACTACCAACAATTTTGAAACCTTTACGACCAATTCTTTGTCCTTTTGTTGGAAATTTAAGGCTTAAATCTTTTTCCTTATGCTCTGATTTTATTTTATTCTGAGCCCTAGTGTTAATAGTATTAAGCGCTTGAGCTTCAGCACTGTCGCCTCCCATTTTATCAGCATCGCCAAGAGGCTTATAACCTGGGTAATGCTTTTTCTTTTCAGTTTTAGGGTTTCTTGGATCTTCTTCTATGCGAAGAGGAGATATAAATCTTTGTATTTTAAATGCCATAATTTATGATTTTAATAATTCTATTTCTGCTTTTAATTCTTGAATTGCTTTTACTAAAACTGGTATAAGTCTTCCGTAGCTTGCTTCTAATTTTTCGGGATTTTTATCCTCAACCAACTGTGTGTAGTCATCATTTACTTCTTGTAAATCTTGAGCAATAAAACCTAAGTCTTTAATTCCAACTTTTGCTCCATCTCTCATATTCCAATCAAACGTAACTGGTTTAAGTTTGCTAATTAAATCTAAACCATATTCAGAATCCTGTATGTTAGTTTTATCTCTTTTATCTGATAAACTTGTGATAGTTTGTACTTGACATTTTAAAGCAGTTATAGATGAATTACCAAGAACAATCGTATTACTACCACCACCTACAGCATTGTAACCTATAGCAATTTCATTTGTTACACCGTCTGCAGAAGCAATAGCATTATTACCTAAATAAGTCGAATTATTTATGACTGTCTCTCTTCCGCTAAAGTTTCCAGAATTATATCCTAAACAGGTGTTATTAGAACCTTCAACTATCTCACTCATAGATTTAGTTCCTATTAAAGTATTTCGAAGAGCTGCCCCATCTTCTTCACCAAAAGCAACCCCAGCATCTGAACCTAAAGCTATATTTTGATAACCTTCTATAAGATTTCCAAAAGTATTATCGCCAATACCAACGTTTTGATAACCATCAGAGTTTGTTCTTAGCTCTGCTAGAGAATTAGCACCTATACCTATATTTTGATAAGAAGAAGTAATTGAATTACCAGAATTACTACCTATAAAAACATTTTGATAACCAGAAGTAATTGAATTACCAGAATTATATCCTAAAGTTGCATTTTGATAACCAGAGGTAATACGCTGTAATGCCGCTGAACCCATAGCCGAGTTTTGATAGCCAGAAGTAATGTCTCGCATAGACCTTAGACCAATAGCAACATTATTATTTCCACTTGCTCCAACTGCACCTTCTAAAGCTTGATAACCTAAAGAAACATTATGATAACCATTTACGTTGTTTTTCATAGCAAAAGTACCAACAGCTGTATTGTCATAACCTTCAACAGTATTTCTTAAAGATTCATAACCAACAGCAGTATTTTCATTTGCTAAATTATTTGCAAACAAACTTTCATAACCAATAGCTGTATTTCTACGGCCAGGGCCAGCGGCTCTAACGTCTATCTCTAGTGCTAAGTCTCCACCGCCACCACCTAAGCTATCTTCGTCAATATTTACCTCAAATACAATAGCAGTAGTCATTCCTGTAATAACCCCGTAATTATAATCGTCTGGCTCCTCCTCATAGCCTACAGGAATATCTATATAAGATAAAGTAAGACCATTTCCTAGAGATATATTAGTATAATTTCCAGCAACTGCGCCTCTCCTTCTATCACCCTCAGGATATATATTAGCAATAAAACCAACAGTACTACTATATAAAGCCCTATAGCCAACACCTACATTAGCATCCCCGACAGACATTGTAAATCCAGCTTCAGCCCCTATCATTACATTATCAAATCCAGTGGTTATATTTTGTGAAGCTTTATAACCAATAGCTACATTAGTATCTCCTGAGGTTGTATCATTACCAGCGTTAAAACCTACCCAAGTATTCTTTGTTGCAGTTTCAGCTGCGTTACCAGCTCCTACACCTAAAGCTGTTTTACCGCCAGGAGTGTCTGAATCTGAATTGGTAACACCTGCTAAAGATGCAGGAATATTAGGCTTATTTAGTATAACAGCACTACCGGCAACAGCGTTCCAATCGGATTGAACATTTGAAACTTTCATAGCATTATTTTCTATTGCAGTCGCTTGTTCAGGCGTAATTGTTACAGTATCACCTGCCATAGCTTCAGTACTTGAGGATCCAAGTGTTAATGATGTAAAACTATCAGGGTTACCATCACTATAAGGTGTAAAACCTAAAGCAGTTGTAATATCTTGAGATGTTATATTTAATGTTGCACTTGTTAAATACGTACTTTCGTCTACAGATCCATCAGCCTTTAAGAATTGGGCACTTGTTCCACCAGTTTTAACAAAACTAGTTGATTCAAGTAATCCACCAAATCTAGATGGAAGTGTAGAAAGAGAATTAATTGCTCTTGAAGTTCCACTTACATTTGACCATGTGTCATTTTGTATTCTAAGATATGATGTATCTCCAGTAATTGTTTCTCCAGCATTGCTATCGTAATCTAGTAATAATACATCCACATTTCTAGCAGTTCCACCAAATATCTCACACGATATATGAGCTCCTTGCATGTTAGTAACTGTCGCTCCACCAGAGTGTCTAGATGTCATGTCTGCTGCTCTCATGTAGCCTAAAGTACCACCTGAAGTATTTTTTACCTCTGACCATAGCATTGCTCCAATAGTAAAGTTATTTGTACCATTATTACCATTTGGATCAGTTCCTCTATAAGAGGCGTTATTGTATGCTCCAACAGTGTAGTTCTTTAATCCACCACTTCCCTCATAACGACTCCAAGATTCAGTTCCCGTAATATATCCTACTAATTTGTCGTTAGTGTTTTTAGTCCTAGTTACTCCACCAGTATAGTAAGCATATTGAGAATCTACAGCAGGATTACCTAAAATCTCTGTCCAACTAGTTACTGAATTTCCAGCAGATGAAGTCGTACTATAAAAAGTTGCCGAATTACCTATTTGTGGTCCAGCAGTCCCTTGTGGATCTGAATAAATTCTATCGATTGTCAAATCATTAAATTCTACATTATCTGTAGTGCTTAAGGTTTGATCGTATAATGTAATTGAATTCCCTTCTGAAATAGATATTTGATTACCAGATATACTTAAGGTTTGACTATCTGCAATCATATTACCTGGCGCTATGCGTACGTTATCTGTTCCATTGTACCCTACTATAAACTGTACATTTGCTGGGTCCGTCTGTTCTTGAAATTGTGAAAATTTTAAATTTGGCATTTTATATATTTTATTACTGTTCTGTTATAAGGAATGTTGGAGATGCTACGCTCTCGGATATAAGAAAATCCCCGCTCTCTGCTAATATTTCAAAAAAAGGAGTTGGTTGTATTGGGTTCCCTGCTGTGCTTGTGATACCTATACCAATACCTATTGCAAGTCCCATGTTACTTTACAGCTATAATGTCTGAAACAGTAGTGTTTGCACCCGCTATAATAGAGCTAACTATGACTGGCAGAAAAGACCCGTTAGGTATATTTTTGAATACAACAGGAGTAGAATTACTTACTGCGGTTACCTCTATATTACCACCTGTTCCAATATAAAGCGCACTGCTCTCTACATTAGTTGTACCAACTACTACAGCTTCAGCTGATGTAGCAAAATCTGGTTGATTTGCGTATTGTCCCATTATTTATTTTTTAGTTTTATTATATGCTTCTTTTTCCCAGGGTAAGTTTTTTGCCCCTTCTTTCATTTGTTTGCGTGAATATTTTTTACCTTTCCAGTATACGTTTTGATCGTCATAGTCTAAATCACCCCTCTTCATTTGATCTATGTGTACCATTTCGTGTTTTATAACACTATTTAATTTAGCTGGTGATAAATTATTATTTATAACAATAGTACCATTGTTATTGGCTTTACCTAAAACGCCATCTTCCATATCTATACTATAAATAGGAGTATTGTCTATATTATAAAATGGTTGAATTTTAAAAGCCATAGTTTTTTTTAAATAAAAAGCGGTCCTGACTAGTAAGTCATTGTGAGAGTTCTATCACTTAGTTCCTTATAGGTGTCCTCACGTTGATGGAAGGTTCCACCATTAAATGACGAATGAGGACCGCTACTTTTATTTAACAGTTACAATGTTTAGACATCCAAGAACCTTTCATCGATAATGGACTTGAACCACTACATCCTTTCTTGTCCAAAGGGCTTCCGTAGTTTGCCATTGATCCTTTTTTTTCTTTTGTTGCTTTTTCTACTAATTTACTTTTTTCTCCGTAAGGCATAATTATTTGTTTTTTGTTTATTTAAAATCTACTACAGCACCATCTTTTTCTAGCTGCCTTACCTCTTTCACCGTTCCAGCTCTTTGATCTAGAGCAAAATGCTTTTTGTCTTTTATAAGCTTTAGTTCCGGGTTTTACATCACATTTAGTAACAGCTGTTTTTAGTTTACTGCCTGGGTTTTGTTTTCTATACTTCTTAACACCAGCAGCTGTCATACCAGCTCCCTCACTAGCTGTTCTAAAATTTCTTCCTTTACCTTTTGTTGTTTTTCTAACTCTCAATAGAGGAGATTCTTTTTGAACATAAGCCATATCTTATTCTTTTAGTTTAACCCACTTAGATAACGTATAACCTATAGTTACCAGTAGTAATAATATTTTTAAATATACTTCTATATTAGTCATAGTTACCGCCATTGTAGCGAGGTTTATTGCGTATAATTTTACATCCTGAGCTAGCATAGTTTACTATTTAGCTCGTTGCGTGATAGGTCCTTTCATAGAGCTACACCCACAGTGCGCTTTAGAAATTTCCATTCCGTATTTACCTGAACTAGATCCTTTACCTTTTGGCAGTGCATCTAAATCTAATGGTCCATCCCATATAGCGTTTTGACCTGATGCTTTTTTATTAATGTTATCCATATTTTTATTTTTTAAATTGTTCAAAATTTTCTCTTTGAGGCATGCTTTTAGCTCTTTGAAGTGGTGTTCCAAACATATACAGGGCGCTTGCAGCTTGATTTGGATTAAATACAGGTTTAGCATTCCCCATTTCATTTGAAGGCACAGATACTCCTGGATTCTGCAAAACTGGTTGCTCAGGGTTTTGGAAAATTGGTTGACCCAATAAGTTTTCATCTTGTTTTATCATTGTTGACGTTTTTTATAGACACGCTTAATACTTTATCTGTATAAGTATCTCCTTTCATTATTTTGTTTCTACTACTCGTAGGTATATCATCTTGACCTAACATTATCCTATAAATTCTATTTATAAGTTGTTTGCCTTTAAATGATACTTTATATATATGATACTTTTGAGTAGTTCTATTTCTTTTTCGCCAAACAGAGATCCAGTTTTCCTTCAATAACTTATTCCATCTTCTATTATCCCAACTGTATGAAAACGTACCTGTTTTAAAATCTTGTTTAGTAAACATGTCTAAACAATCTAAATAAATTAATAGTTCTAGATCAGCGTCGTTTAAGTCATTATTTCTACATGCCCATTTTCGTATGATTCTGTAGTGTTTCAACAACCCTAATTTTTTAACATCACTAGCATCTATTCTCATAAAACTACAACTATATCTTGCATTTTTATAACTTGATACGGATCACCTTCTATTTCTATTGTGTGACCAGCGTGTCTATCGTAGTAAATTAAATCACCCTTGGTTAGACCTGCTTTGGTTGCTTCTTCTCCAGGAGATATTACAGATGCTTTAATGTATCTTATATCTTCCCTTTGTTTCTCGGCAAGAAGTAAACCGCCTTTAGTAGCGGCCACTCCTTCTTTTTGTTTTTTTATTATTAAGTTTCTACCTATCGCCTTCATTTGCTCTTAAATTATTAATTACACAATCAGTTGATAATATTGTAGTAGCTACAGATGCAGCATTTCTTAATGCACTTTTGGTTACCATTAACGGATCAATTATACCGTGTTTAACCATATCTACAGGTTCTCCTGTTATTGCATTTAAGCCAACACCTTTGTCTTGTGGCTGCGATGCCGTGATACCTGCATTTTCTAATATTGTAAAGTAAGGCGCTTTTATAGCTCTTAATAAAACTTCTTCACCTAATCCTTCACTTTTAATATATGTTGAAGCATTTAATAATGCAACGCCACCACCTGGTACAATACCTTCTTTTACGGCTGCTTTTGTTGCGCAAATAGCATCTTCAACTCTATCAGTTTTTTCTTTTAACTCTACTTCAGAGTTTGCACCAACTTTAACCACTGCAATTTTAGCAGTTAGCATTGATAATCTTTTTTCAAGCTTTATAACTTCCCAGCTTTTTAGCGTGTTATTCGTAAGCTTTTCTTTTATGCTACGTATTACATCCTTTATCTTTTCGGACGCCTCAGAGACCGTTATAACAGTGTCCTCGTGCGAGGTAACGCTTTTTAAACAAGATCCTAAATAATCTACGTCAATTGAATCAAGGTCATCGCCTAAATCTTCGTTAACTATTGTAGCTCCAGTTAGTAAGGAAAGATCTTCAAGTACTTCTCGTTTGCTAATACCATAAGTAGGAGCATTGATTACATTTACTTTTAAATTACCTTTCTTTTTATTGGTAGCCAGAGTTGATAAAACACCTTGTTCTAAATCGCCTATAATAAGCAAAGGTTTATTGTTTTTTATTACGTACTCCAGCACTTTCTGTATATCTCTTATAGTATTAACTGGTGATTCCATGATTAACACTAATGGATTTTCTAATTCCGCTGTTTTTGTTTGTTCGTTTGTAATGAAATGAGAATTTGTTAAACCTTTATCATAAGGTACACCTTCAATTAATTCAGAAACAGTTTTACCGTCACCGGCAGTTTCCATCATTACAATACCTGTATTATCTACAGATCTAAACGCATCAGCTATAATAGAACCTAATTCATTGTCGTTGTTAACGGATATAGAAGCTATATTATCTAGCATATCTCCTTTTACATCAACCGCTAGCTTTTCTAAATACTTAATTACTTTTTCAACTGCAGAATTAATACCATCTTTTATTTCTCTGGCATTTTTCTTTTCTGAAACAGCATAAGCTTCTTTTAATATAGCGTGTGCTAAAACAGTTGCGGTAGTTGTACCGTCACCTGCTTCTTGAACAGTTTTTCTAGCGGCTTCTTTTAACAGTGTAGATCCCATATTTTCAACCGGATCAAACAATATTATTGAATCAGCTACAGTAACACCATCTTTTGTTATAACAGGTTTGCCTGTGCCGTCTTCTAGCATCACGCATTTACCGCCGGCTCCTAATGTAGAGCTGACAGCATTTGCTAACTTTTCTATTCCTTTAAATACTTGATCTCTAGCATCGTCACCAAAGTTCAAGTTTTTGACAATTCCGTTCATATTTAATTTAATTTGATTTGATTTAATTTACCCTTTTTAGGTATACGAGTATTATTACTCGTTTTATTGGATTTTTACCTAATTAATCTTCAATTTCAGGCTCCTGCGGTATAGGATCTCCAATCACCAACGTGACACTTGTAGGTGTAATTAATTTGTCTATCTGATTTTGTATGCTTGTTTCAATATTAGCAACTTGCTCTTCGCCCATTGCTCCTTGAGTCCAAGCAACTACCTCGTCGTTTGTTAATTGGTTAAATGGTATAAAGTTTTTTATCTGACTTGTATCTAGAGTTTGCGTTCCAATTTTTGTAGCTGAGTAAGGGTTTCCCTCAGAATCTACCTCATCAGATACACCTGTTACAACCCAATGTACATTATACACTACATCCGCTTCGTTGTTTTGTTCTGGATAGCAATCTACTGTTTTGCAATTCCAATTGTAAGTTGTCATAATTTTTGTTTTTGTTTATTTGTTTGTTAATTAACAATTTGCCCTAGCTGTCACAACTCCTTGAGCGTTTGTTGAGAATGCAGCGTTTACTTCTACGGAGTTTGTAGGGAAATATTTACGTGATTTATTAACCATTGGAGAATTACCAGCTGCATCAAAATAACAGTAATCATTTACAACCGGACCTGGCCCACTACCATTGTGATATGCTGTAATCTGATTACTTGTGGGTTCGTTACAAGGTATAGGTTCCGTGGGGTTACCTGAACACGTAAAAGCTGTTAAACTAGAAGAATCATAATTTCTAAAATTCAACAATCTATCCTTTGACCCACTATAAGAGGAATCGAACTTGCTAGCTACAGCGTCCGCAAAAGAATCAACTAAATCATCTGTTGTTGGATTTACTGTATTAACAACGTCTTGTAATGAGAAAGTGCTGGTGTTAGGTACGCCCATTATTTTTCTAGTTTCTCTAATCTTGCTTCTAACTCAGCAATTTTAGCAATTAATAAATCTATATAAGCAACAGACTTAAACCCTTGACTGTCTTCTCTTACAAACTCAGGATTAGTCTTCTCTAACTCTTGAGCTATAACACCGTATCTTTTCTGTCCTTTTTCTGTTTTTAATTCAAAAGTTTTCCAATCTGCTTTAACTCTATTATCACATACTTGTTCAATATTTTCTTTTAGTCTTTCATCAGAAGATAATATGAAGTTTGTAGCTGTAACGGTATTGCTGAAAGTGGTTGCACCAGTTCCGCCCATCCACATCCTAGTAGCGTGACCGCCTCCGTTACCTAATCTAATAGCAAATCCACTATTACCATTATCTCTTCCTTGAATCACTGTTGCTCCAAACTTTCCAAATGGATCCTCTGTACCTGAACTCGGGTTAGTTGTATATATAAAAGTATGATCTGCTAAAGCGTTTGCTTGCCCTTCTGTAACATAGCTTCTAATACCTATATCCCTCCAGGTTTGATTATCGGTTGCTGATATTCTAATTCCATTGTTAGTACCAGATATTATGTCTAATTGCTGCGTAGGTAAGTTTGCTGTGTTTATACCAACATAGCCGCCATAAGGGTTTAGTACTATTGGTCTACCAGTTGTAGCTGCGTTATTAAGTCCTTGTATATACTGTTGACTATTTAAACCAGTCGCAAAATTAAGCTTACTGTCATAATTACTAGAAGACTTAACGCTAAGACCAGCTCTAGTTGAAACGTCACCTCTACTTACAGCGTAACTGGAAACATTTCTAAAAGAAGTAAGTCTAGCATCTGGGTTAGTTGTTCCAACACCTAAATTACCTCCATTGATATAACTATTGGTATCTGCATTTATTCTAACATTAAGATTATTTGAATCATCTCTAAGTAATAATTGAGCGTCTCCGTTTTCAAAATACAATCCACTATCTGCTGTGTTAGCGCTATTTCTAGCTTGTAAAACCCAAGCAGTTGTAGCTGTAGCATTGGGAACGTAGAATCTATTAGCAGCAGAAATTCCATTTACAACTAACGGGTAATTAGGACCAGTAGTTCCAATACCTACGTTACCTGCAGTATCAATAGTCATCCTTACAGCTGTTGTGTCGTTGTTGTAAAATTGAAGCTTATTGTTGCTTGAATTAAACTTTATAGCAGCCGCTTGAGACAGGCCAGCATCGACATCTCTAAAAATTATACCCGAGTCTGTTTCTGTGGTATCACTTATGTATATATAAGCTTCAGGACCTTTAACCTCTAGAAGCCCTGCGGGAGTAGTCGTTCCTACCCCTATTTTACCATCAACTATAACATTAGAGGACTCAACATTTCCATCCTCACCTCCAAACCTCCAACCTTCAGTAGCTGTATGTTCGTATTCAGCACCCGTATAACCTGGATCTGTAGTTGTTGGTGTTATTACTTCATCAGCTAATGGATATATACACACTTCAGCTGTTGTAGTACTTCCCCCGTTATGCTTGGCTTCGATGGAAAAATCTTCGTTATTATTAGATGTTATCCTTAGCGTAACTTCTGTGTAGTCACCGTTAGAAGATTTAACATGTATATCCGTTGAATGATTTACTGTTATATCAAAAGTACAAGCAAATACCACACCACTGCTTGTACCAGTCATTGTCATCTTTAAAATAGAAGCAAGATTGTCACCATTAACAGTAGCCAGCATAGTGTACGTACTAGCATTTATACCTGATCTAGTAAACTGTACCATTCTAGCTCCAGTTTCAGTTGTCAAGTATGTATTTGAATCTACACTTCCATCCGCTTTTAAGAATTGAGAACTTGTTCCGCCGTCTTTGATCAGTGAGTCAGCGGTAGTGCTTCCGCTTACTATTAAGGTACCATTAGGAATTTCTACATTGTTATCATTATCTGTTACCAGCGTATTAACTCCACCGTTATTTCTCAGCTTTATAGTGCTTCCGTCACTAACTATATAAGACCCATCGCCTAGTCCTTCAATATCACCTAACGAAAAACTAGCGGCTGAAGAAGTAACAAGTGCTCTAAATACGTCGTCTCCTGTTCCGTCTGTAAGTGATGAGACCTTAAATTCACCTTGAGCTATTGTATCAGCATTTAACTTAATAACACTAGCACCATCATCTATTGCAATATTAGTACCTGCTGTTTTACCTCCTGATGAAAGCGTTAAAATATCATCAGTGGTATAAATAATACCATTAGGCCCACTAGACATTTCAAGTTCTCCATCTATAGTTAGTGTTCCTGTAAACGTATCTGTTGTGTTTAGTAAGTAATCACCAGACGCGGTTGAAATAGCGCTTGTTACAAAAGCTGTTGTAGCTATCTTTGTAGTATTGTTACCAGCTGTTTGAGTTACACCAGTTGTAGAAGTATTTATTGTGCCATTTAAGTCACCTAATAATGTAGTTGCATATACCGATGCCCATTTAGAGGTAGTAGTACCAAGTGCCATTGTATTATTAGCGGCAGGTCTAAAACCACCAGTATGCATATTCCCTATAGCAATACTATTTGCTCTGAATGCTATTTTACTTGCGGAAAATTGTATATCGTTTACACCAGAAACCCCACCAATGTCTAAACCATCATAGTATATACTGGTTATACCTGTTTGAGCAGGTGTTACAGCAATATCATCGGCATTAATAGTCATACCTGTTCCAGCTCCTACGTTCAATGTAGGTATAGGTCCAGATAAATTTGTTCCTGTTAAACCATCTCCAGCACCAACCCCTGTTATATCACCTTGCGGAACTCCTGCTACAGCATTGTCAACGTATGTTTTATTAGCAGCATCTGTTCCAGAGGTTACTGTATCAACACCTTGAATACGACCTGTGCCACCTAAAACTATTTGTCCATTACCTACCGTTACAGTACCCTGCGTATTTAGTGTACCGTCAGTTGATATATTACCTGCCACATCTAACATCTCGCTAGGATTATCAGTTCCTATACCGACTCTATTATTCGCGGTGTCTACGTATAAAACGTCTGTATCTACTTGTACGGTATTTAAGAACTGTATCGCCATTTAAATAAATTTAATTATTAACCTATTTTCTGCACTAAAATTGTAATATCTGTAGCTTCAGCTGTTGCTATTGTTGCTACGGAAGTAGTAGCAGTTCTACTTATATCACAGTACACTGTGTTACCAGAAGAATCTATTGTTTGCACTATTGTATTGATACCAAATGCGTGCGTTACTGTTCCAGTTAAATTACCTGCCGTGATTGTTCCAGTAGCTGTATTACCTGAGTTTGTTTCCGTGTTTGTTACAGTTGCAGTACCGCCTGAATAAGCTACACTTATACCAGTACCACCAGATACGATTACAGCACCTTTTTGAGCAGCAGCTGAATCTTTTATACCAACAGTTGCGGTTCCAGACGCATAACTTACTTCTATAGGATCTGAGGGTGCAACTATTACAGCACCTTTCTGCGCAGCTGTTGAATCAACAACATCTAATGTAGCTGTCCCAGCCGTATACGGCGCAGTTATTGTTCCACTTGTTCCGGGAACTACATTTCCTAGACCAATAGTTGTAGCATCGGCTAAATCAATGTTATTTTGTACAGTTGTCCAATTTGCTAAAGCCGTTGGAGCATCTTGTTCTGCAATTAAAACATCACCTACTCTTACTTGTTCAGTAAAGAAAGTTCCATCTGCTGTAACAGTATATGTCCAACCTTTTTTAATCGATGAACTTGGTGAAGAATCTAAGTCCGGTGTATTTGTAGCTGCGTCATATCCGCCTTGATAAATTAAACCACCAACTATTAAACTATCAGCATAAGCTTTAACCGCAGCTGAAGTTGGTAGCGTAGTGTCATTATCGTTGTTTTCTATTCCTTCAGCCTCTGTTACAACAGCTGCAGTGTTTATCATAGCAAAATCAACAGCGCCTGCTGAAATAGTCGTAGTTATGTCACTCCCTGTAGCTCCGGATCCTGTTACGTCGCCTATTAGAGTTACAGTAAATGAACTAGGTATACTAGGGAAAGTTGTTAAATTACCTTCACCATCTATGTAATCAGTAGCAGCTCCATTCATTGTAATAGCAAGAGTTCCTGAAGTTGTGATAGGAGAACCTCCTACTGTAAATGCGTTACCCCCGTGTGTTTGAGCTACAGAAGTAACTGTACCTTCGTACTGATCAGCTGAATTTATAGTTATAGTTTTACTAGCTCTACTTACCGTTGTTGTTCCAGTACCTACAAAATCTACAGTATTACCGCTACTTATATCTACAGTAGCACCTCCTGCTGCTGACAGCTTCCAGTTTCCGTAGTTATCTAACGCAGCCCATGTCCCATTACCTTTTAAGAAATTGCTAGCTGTACCACCGGTAGGTACATAACCTATATTATCTCCACCTGCATAAGCAAATGAATTTATAGTTACATCACCTGTAGCGTCTGTTAACACTGTTAAAGTATTACCTGTAGAATCACCTGTTTGTGTAGTTGATAGTGTTTCTACACCACCACCTACTTCTACCCACTCGTAGGTTTTAGGATTTGTCGCGGGTAGTATTTCTCTACCTACTTTAAGAACTTGAGATGTTGTGTTAAAATACAGTTGACCCTCGACCGGAGTTCCAGCTAAAGCGTCACTTGCTTGATTCTCTATTGTACCATGTATCAGTTCATTCTGATTTAGGTCAATACTGTTTAAATAATTAATTGCCATTTTTTTTGTTTTGGTTTTAGTTTAAGTACGCTTTTCCTGAAAAGCCTCCTGAGAAAGTTATTGTTAAGTTATTATTATCTACATATACGACATTGCCATATACAATCATGTTATTATTATTTACCGCTGAAACTGACGGCAACTTGTCCATGTTATGTTGTATGGTCCATATCACGGAAGGCACTGCTTGTGTAAATACAAAATCTTTATCTGCTTTAATCCAAGTGTTATCTCCTCGAAGGAATGTAGTATTATCAGGCGTACCAGTAGCTGACAATGATGCTGTTATTACTACGTTACCCGCTGTAGGCGCTGTAGGTGTCATATCTATAAACGTGGTATCAGATGTATCAACACTGCCAACACCTGAAGCTCCTTGTTCTAAGTAAAAATTAACAAGAGTGTAATAGTGATCCATATCTATAGACCCATTACCTCCTATGTATTCTAATGTTAATGTATAAAAGTTAGTTGTACCAATTTGCGTATACCCTCTCATTATATAGTGCCCAAATGAACCTTTACCGGCTACATCCTGGAACAGTACTTGCTCATCTACTAAATACTCTAAGAATGACGAAACAATCTGACCAGATAGGTCCATATTTGATATTACTATAGACGTAATGCTAGACCACGGCGTATTATCTCCTTGACCGCCAGGGAAAGCAAAGGTACCACCTTTAAAAGAAGGGTCCTCAACAAACTGATAGTTCATTTGGCCAGCAATTGCAACCCTACCGTTTATATTCAAATAATCCGCTACTGCTTTAGCTGTGTACTGCTTAGTCTGTCTATTGACGGAGTCAGTTCCAACCCAAGCATCTGTATCAGTTATAGTCTGATCGTAAGGGTATGAATATATTATTGCCATGTTTATCTTTTATTTTGCTTTCTTTCAGCTTTAGTACCGTCTTTTTTGCTTCTACTCTGCGTTCCACCTCTGTTATGAGACGATGTAACACATCTTTTAGTATTATGGTCGTAATCGTGTCCTTTAGGACAATCCTTTCTTTGACTCTCAGCCTTCATCTTTCTTCTTCTGTCGGTCATAGCGTACTTCTTGTCCCTGATTGCCTTAGCCTTCGCTGCTGCTGGACTTAATTTTTGCTTCGGTCCGCCTTTTCTTCTTGGTTTTGCCATAATAGTGTTTTCGTATACATTATATACTTACATGTTATACCTAAATTTTACAATACCCGTAAATGCGACGATAGCCTCTTATTAATATATATAACTAGCTAATGTCACACTGGGCTGAAATAAAAAAACGTTGCAAATAGAGAGCAATGGGGTTGCACCTTTACATTACCTCAACATTTCTATAGGAAAACGCGTTTCAATTTTAGGGGCCCCCAGCCTTTTTTTCGGCTTCGGCG